GCGGTTTCGGTTGAAAGAATCGAATCAACTCTACGACAAGGAATACTCATAAACTGAAGCTCTTTACGAGATAAACCACTTGCCCCGACGACATCATTAACAGAAAGATGTACGTTAGTTTTATCCATGAGTTTTACACGAAGCATTGAGCGTGTTGCTCTGTTCATGTAAAATACAGGACGATATCCACCACCTGGCGGCAGATAATCAATCGCCATGCTCATATACTTAATCAAATTAGCTGATGTATCAGAAGTATCGCTTGCCGTAGCAAGAGCTGAAACGTCAACGTTGGCAATACGAACAACATTACGGTAATCGGCAATAGCGATACCACACATCCATTGATACCAAGATATGTACGCACGCATTGTCGCACCGGTTGTCGTACTTGTAATGACATCCTGAAGACCTAAATCTTCATGCTGAAGACCAGCCTTTGAACCCTTTGGAAAAATACCGAAAACTTTATCCATAGCCCAACCAACAAGCCAGATGGACGTATTATCGGAACCTGTTCCACCAGCGTCAATAACCTGCGCTGATGTCGTTTCGCCACTTAAAGAATAATAACGTGACGCCAATCCGTTAAACTGCTCCGGATCACTTGAAATGTCACCATAAATAAGAGCGTCAGCGAGTCCGTCAGATAAACCCTCGATAAATCCCTTATCCTGTGACATACGATAAGCTGCCGTATTGCCGTTAAGCTCAGCGACATTCTTATCAATCTGGTTTCGTGCCTCAAGAATAGCGCACCCTTCAACGATCTGCCCGGTCGTGCTTTTTGCCGGGACAACACCTTGGTTTAACAATCTAAACGTAGGCGTTGGTAAACTTGTCCTGATATTCAACTGATGTCCCGTAGGGAGGTTTCCCTGCGCCCATGGGATATCTTCAAGAATATCATTGTAGTTCTGCATTATTTCTGCTACTGCGCCAACATTACCATTCGGATCCATGATTCTAGCAATATCAAGCAAAGTAGGCATATTAGAACCTAAAGCGGCCATAATTATGCTCCTTTATTTTTTCATTGATGGATATAGCACATCAACTGGATTAACTTTTCCAGACGTGCTTCCATCTGGAAACGCGTCCTCGCTGATGGCTTTTCCTGCCTTAACGAGAAATCTTACCATTGCTGGATGATTCCCCACTCCGGTCTCATTTAACATTTCGGACAACTGTTCATCTCCGAACTTGTCCCTTACTTTAGCCACATACGCAAGAGCTTTCTTGCTTTCAATCCCTAACTCTTTAAGAGTCTCAGATTTCCAGCCTTCAATCGTCTCTTCGTATGCCTTTAACGATGCCTGTTTGATGCTTTCTCCCTGCGCTTCAACAAGCGGAGCGTATGTATCTGTGAGCTTCTGTGCTTGTTCTTGAGTTATTCCTAACTCTTTAAAGACAGGTGTAAACGCTTCAAGCATCGCCTGATCTAACTCCATTCCTTCGGCTACTTTTAAATCGTATGCCTCAGGAACTTCACCCTTATTTTCATCCTCGGTCTTATCGCCACCTTCATCGGGCTTTGATTCGTCTTTAGCTGAACTTGCAAGGGTTTTTTCCTCCGGATTAATAGCGGGAGTTTCTTCTACAACAGGGGCATTAGTGTCATCTGTAGCGACTGTTGGTTCAATAATTTCATCACTCATCTTGCTCCTCCTCTTGAGACTTAACGGCTGAGATTGCTTCAGATTGTATCTGTGCAAACATCTGGTTATTGGCTTCAAATATCTCATCTTGAATCCAACGACCAATCTTTTGCGCGCCTATATTGTAAAAGGTTTGTGAGTTTCCTGTCATGGGATCTCGATACAACCCTGAAATACCTAACAATCTCCAAACAATCCTTCTACCTTCAGGCAGAGACAACACTTTTCTCCAATCGCTAAGCTCCTTTTTACGTTTAGATTTCTGTTTTTTCTTATCTTTTTCTTGTCTTTTTGGGTCTAGTATATCGCTCATGTATTTGATCCCACCATGCTAGATGCACGAGTTAAGGCATTATCGCCCTCCATATCCGCAGAAGCTAGATTCTTTGCCACGTTAGCCCCTTGATCGGCAGCAGCAAGATTCGTCATCATCTGTTGAGCTTGCGCGCGCTGGTCTCTTACCATTTTAACTACGCGTTTATCAATTACTAACTTTGCCGGGATTCCTTCCATATTGGCATACTCACGAGCAGCTTCATCAAAGTCAATCACATCAAGAACCTCTGGTTTAACTGCTGCAATGTTTTGTATACGATTCAATGTCCTATCAATCGAAATAGCACCAATAGCCTTTTGTGCCTGTGATAAAATTGATATGAACTCAATCTTTATGTCTTGACCTGAAATCTCTTCAGGCGGAGGAAGGAATAAACCGTTCCTATCCATAATCGCATATAGACGCTCAAGGAATCCGGTCAACATCTCTTTATTCACGCGGTTAAGCAACGGACCCATCATCATCACATTCTCTTGTTCACGTTGTGCAACCTCCGTCGCTGTCATGTTTGTCTTATCGAAATTAACCATCATCAAGAATACATTCACAAAGAAAGTCTTATCAATAGCCTCTTTCAGCTCAACCTTTGAGTTATGAAGCGATTCAAGATTAGGGTTGATCTGATACGCTGGCTTCGCTCCGGTATTTGGATTACTGCTTGTTGTCTTTGTCTTACCACCAGGCATATAATTCGATACACCAGACACCGTGCTATCTTCAATCATCGGAGGATCATAGCTTTTTTCTTTCGATATCAACTCATCAAGGCAAGTCTTCTGCAACTGTTTGACGTTACCGATCGCAAACCATCCGGGGCCATACCCATAAACCTCGTTTGAAGTCACCGTATCCCATCGTGGTGCGATAACAGGAAACTCAATGAATCCTGTTGTTGAAAGAAATTTATCTCCACCTTCGCTCAGCTCCCAGTAAACAGACCTATAAAGCATATTCTTATTATCGTCCATACTCAAATCAGCGTTTGTATTTGGCTCAATCAGGTGACGGATAATAATATCAACGTCAACTCTGTTGTTATCTTTATGCTGTTGGATAACAGGAGAGCAATTATTATACCCGAACATCTCAACACATTGACCGACCTTCAACTCAAACTCACGAGCGAACGAATTAACGATACCGCGGCTATCGGTCCCAAGATAATATTCACCGGCTGTAAAGTTCCTTAATCGGATCACAGAGTCATAATCCTCAAGAATAATCGAACAACTCGTTGCGAACTGCCCCAACTCTTCATACATTGAATAGAAAACGTCGTATGTATTGCTGTTAGCGCAGACATCAAGCATCTTTTCGGTTGTATCATCAAGCCAAACACGCACAGCAGGAACCTTATTCCTCTCTTTATCAGCGATATTAAGCCTACACCATGGCCTTGAAGGGCTTGTCATGCCCGACTGCATACCGCTTGCAAGGATCTTAATTGAATTAGTCGCGTGATCGTCAAGTAAAGTCTTATGGTCGATCATCTGACCTTTAGTCTTCTGCGTGACAAACTTGCCGCGAGTCGGATTTAGATACGTTGAGAGCGTCTGAAACGCGCTTTCAAACTTCTTATATTCACTCTGCAACGAGTTGAATCTCTTATTAGCTTCTGTTTTCTTATCCAAATTAGGCATATTACTGTCCTAGTTTTGTTTTGCCAGTTAATTGCGGACTTAAAAGATCAGCTGCTTTCCCCACACCAGTTGGTGAAGTCTTTATCGTGCTTGCTAATCCGAACCGTGTCTTTTCAATTCTCTTACGCCTATCCTCCTGCGACTGTGCAGCAACTTCCGTCGGTTCAATCGGAGTCGGAGCTGGATCAGCTTTATACGGCTCAACATTTGGTGCTTTCGGTGATGACATACACATATCTTCCTCCTGTTTCCCAACAAAAAAGACGATCCTAGCTAGCGCGCTAGAACCGTCTTATAATATTTGTTGGCTTTACCGGGGATCAATCCGGAAAGGGTTTTAAATTATGATAAAGAACTTAACGGATTGTATTGCTCCTGTACTTGTTGGACTTTCATGCTTAGTGGGTCGTATTTTACATTCTTTTTTATTAATCTGTCAAACTGGTTCTGACTTTTATTCATAACAGGGAACGCAAACGTCAATCCTAAAGCGTCCGCATCATCAGGAGAGTCTATCCCTCTCCTTCGCATATCATCTTTTGATTCAAGAATAAGTTTACCAGCTGACGCTCCTGTTTGCTTTTCATACGCTTCAGGACTAATAAGATCATTAACAAGATCCTGTTCATCAGGTATTGAACCACCGCTACCAAGCCATTCTTTCATCAATCCCCACATCTCAATGCGCTTATTAACATACTTATTATCAATAGGAGAACTGCCGAAATTAACAAGTATCCACTCTCTTCCCATCTGCTTACCGGCTGAGAACAATCCTGTTCCATAACCAAAATCAATAAATACCGCGTCAGCTTTATATTCATCCTCATACCGCGCTAAATGCCCAGCAACAAGAAAATCATCTTCATTCTTATTAAACGTAGCAAGTTTCTTACTCATTAAACCTTGGCGTAAATAT